TTACTCTGACAATCTATCCATTCAAAATACGCAAGGCATACACCCACTTCTGCATCTATTGTCGCCGTTTGTGGTATGCTTGAATGCTTTCGCTGCTGATAGTCTAACTGCTTCTGCCAAGAGTACACGTACTCAGCAAGTCTGACTGCTACCATTCGCTACTAACACCGCACATAGCACCAATGCATTCGGTTACTGCGCTTGTCGTATTTGAAGTATGTAAAAGAACGTTATCGGGCTTGGCAGTGATGCCGTTTCCGATGGTCAAATATTTAGAAAATAATTTGAAGATTCCTAACACATAGTCTGAAGCCCTTTGTTTATGCGGTCTGCAAGAGTCTGCCCTAAGATGGCTCTTGGCGCATTGAGTAATTGGTAAGGGGGGGATTGTTCCGAGTCTGATTCGGTCTGTAACCCTAACCGAGTCTTGTGTTATATATATATATGAAAGGCAATCTCGGTAGTCTGAATAGCTAAAAGTCTGAAAGTTTTGGCGTAACTCGCTGAAAATCAGAGGGGTAGGGTTTCGGGAATCGTTTCGGGAATCTGACGCTGACGTGCATATATATATAGAATCCCAACAATAAACATTTCTAACAAAAAACCCCAGACCCTTGATGCTCAAGGCTTTAACGCTCTGACTTAAAGTAAAGCTTTAAGGTTGACATTATCAAAAATAAGCTGTAACTTTGCCCAGAAGCTCAGTCTTTAAACTTGGTTGGGTGGGTGCTGATACCCCCACACTACTAAACTGAAAACTTAATACTTCAAGCTACTTGAGTTTTCCCTGTTATAATCCAGACAAGGTCAAAGAGCTGTATGAGGGGCATCTATACCCTAATCTTAATACCACTTAAAGTATTACTTTAACTGCCATGCTCTATCTAATCTGTCTTATCTTATTTATTACCTTTGCTTTCGTATTACATTATTACTTAAGCGATTACAACTATGATGCTATCCAAGAACCTTTCGCTTGCGGAAGTGACGAAGTCTGCTACTGCGAAGAGGCGAGGGATTGTCAACGCACCGACAGAGCAGCACCTTGAGAATCTTAAGGCTGTAGCTGAGAATATCTTCCAACCTGTTCGTGAGGAGTTTATGTGCCCCGTGTTCGTAAGCTCTGGGTACAGAAGCGATGCTCTTAATGAGGCTATCGGTGGGAGTAAGACCTCTCAGCATAGTACGGGTGAGGCGCTAGATTTAGACGCTGATGTATACGGTGTAATCACTAACGCAGATATATTTCACTACATAGAGGACAGACTTGATTATGACCAGCTTATTTGGGAGTTCGGTACGGAAGAGAATCCAGATTGGGTTCACGTATCTTTTAAGAAAGATGGGGGCAATAGACGCGAGAAGCTCAGAGCCGAAAGAGTCAAGGGAAAGACTGTATACAGATTCATCTGATGATGACCACATGATGTTTATATGAAGGCTAAAAAAAGCACATCTAAGTACTACAAGGAAAACCCAGAAGCTGCGGAGAAACGGAGACGTTGGCAGCGTAAGGAGAACAAGAAGAAGAAGAAACGCAAGTATCGTGCGTTCTTAGTAAAGAAGAATAGAAAGGCGGGTACCTACGGTAACGGTGACGGTAAGGATTACGACCATACGGAAAAAAAATTCATGAGTGCTAAACGTAACAGAAGCAAGAAATAATGAAAGCAAAGAAAAAAGGAATGGCTACCTACGAAATAGGTGGTAAGATGATGGAGTACATGAAGGGTGGTAAGCTCGGAAAGAAGAAAGCTCTAGACTTTAACAAGGACGGCAAAATTACTAAGGCTGACTTTATTATGATGGCTAAGGCTAACGCCAAGAAAAAAGGTAAGGAGTAGTGAAAGCATCTCGCAAGAAGGTAATGGTAAAGGCTCCCTCTGGATATCACTGGATGTCTGAGAAGGGTCGCCAGTACCTAATGCCTCACAAAGGTGAGTTTGTCCCACATAAGGGAGCGAGCCTAGAGGCTCCATTCAAGGTAAAGGCGAAGCACGGTTAAAAGGGAACGTTAATCTGTTCAGACCCCTCTAGCTTCCTGTAGTACTTCTGCACTAACAGCCTTCCCCTCTGCGTAAGAGCGTAGCGTACCCTGTACCGCATCTTACCCTCATCAAACATAGCCTCCTCATAAGAGTTAGGGGAGAGCTTATCGTAATACTTATATATGTAACCTAAAGTCTGTAGGGGGTATATAAGCCTCCTGGCTAACTTCAGCTTACTGTAGAAATAAGACTGAGATACGTGGTCTATAGTAAAGAACTCGTAGTCGTACACGAAGATTAAAAAATTAATCATAGCCTCCGTAACATCCGTTGATACTACCATATCTCTGATTACTAGCTTATGATACTTGTTGTATGAACGACCTAGGTCCTCCTCCTTCCGCATTTTAAATTCACGGAACATACCCTTCCTTGTTCGCTTCGCCATTTTTATTAAATTTGCAGTACAACACAAATATACTCAAATGGGAAGTCTTTCAGGAAATCAGATAAAAAATACGTACTCTTCACTTCTTAAGCTAGAGACAAACGGAGCTTCATCTTCACTAAAAACTGTTGAGGATGGTGCGGGCGTAGATACGGCCTTAGCTATATCTACAAATAAAGTACAGGTAGAGGCGTTAAAGTTTAACACTGCTCCAACAACAGACAATACCGAGGCTACGGCCTTACTTGTTGACGGGACGAACGATGTAGTAAAGCGTGAGTTAGGTACAAATGCTTTTAATAGTGACGCTATACTAAAGCCCACTTACATACTGCGTCAAGATGCTCCACAGACATTATCGGCTAGCTTTCAGAAGCTAACCTTTGCTACAGTGGGGAATACTACGCCTGCAGGCTCTTATAGAATAGGTGACGTAGTAACTAACTTCACATTAGGTGCTGATACTGTCACTGTCCGTACTGCAGGTATTTATAGAATTGATATTTCCCTTCAGTTTGAAAATGCTGCTAACGCAGAAATTGAAACCCAGATACGAGTAAACAACACTGCTGTAGCCACCGCCAAACGCTCTAAAGGAGGCACCATTACAGATTCTATGACTTCTTTTTACTACACTAAATATTTATCGGTTGACGATGTTATTGATATTGTTAACTTAGTGTCTTCAGGTGGAGCCGACTTAGCTGCTGGCTCTGCAATGGAAATAGTAAAATTAACATAATGACTGAAAGACAGAAGGACTGCATAGTAGAAATACAAGAACTCGTAGTAGCTATCAATGAAGTAGTTAAGAAATACGGCCTATCTGATGAGTTTTTATCCTGTATAGCTATAGGTTTCCTAGACATGGAAACAAAACATTTAGATGAGGAGGGTAACGAACGTGCAGACATGAGTCTACTGTCTTCATTCTCTGTAGCTGATGAAGATGAGTTAGATGACCTACTCTCTTACTGCGTAGAGGCGTATAGATTAGAAGAAAAAGAATCTCCAGATACATCAAGTATAGATTACTGGATAAACTTAACAAACGGAGACGATAGCGTAAACTAAGCACTATCTTCTTTATATAATTAAATTAAAATGATTAGAAAGATTGTAATCGGGCGGGACCCGAAGGATGCTATGGCATACTACACAGGTATGCGGGCAGGTGCAGGAAAAGTAAGCGCCATCATTGAAGACGAAGCGCATCTACATAAGTTCAGCAAAAAAAGATATCTCGTATACATAGAGAACGAAGAAGGCACGATGCTATGGAAGTCTATAGATGACATGCCCTGTATACTAGAGTATGACTTAAAGTTTGAATAGATGAAAGCTTTAAATCACTTTATAGTACATATACCTAAGAAGTTTAAAAATGAAGTAAGCTTTAACGGTGGTAAGCTTGAGATTGTAAATAAATACAATGAGTTTGAGCACAGGGTAAACTCTGGTGAGATAATAAACGTTCCGAAAGGTATTGATAAACAGCATGTGGGAAGCACTATGTACTTCCATCACCACGTAGTAATAGAACAGCGATATGACATTGGAGATGACCTCTATCTCGTACAATACGACTCTAATGGAGGATATGGGAATCACTCCATCGGAATTGAAGATAAAAATGGTAGCCTTACTATGCTTGGTGATTGGTGCTTCGTTTTACCCGCAGATGAGCCAGAAGAGGAAACAAGTGCTTCTGGTATTATTCTTAGCATCAAAGAAGAACCAGAGCTGGAGGGCGTACTACTCGCTATACCCGAAGATTCAGAATGGATTGGAGCGCAGCCTGGTGATATGGTGGGTTACACGAAGAATTCAGAATACGAAATGGAACTTCTTGACGGCAGCAAGGTCTACCGAATGAGGGCAACAGAGTTAGTGTATGTCAAAGAAGCGTAAGTTTACCACCGTAGAAGCATCAACACGATTGCTCGCCTCTATGGAGGTCGCAATCAATAATATGATTGACGAGGTGAGGAAACCTGTAGATGGAGAGCTTTCTGGCTCACAGCGTAAAGCAGAGCTACAGAGTATTAAACAAACAGCAACAGATGCAAAAGAACTCCTCATTGAATACCAGAGACTTGAACAGATGGTCAGAGAACTCAGAGAAACAGGAGGCATTGAAGCAGAACAAGACTACTCTGGAGGATTCGCAGAAAAGTTCTCCAAGTAATCAGATATTCTGTTACTGGGATTATTAATTAAATAAAATGGCTGGACTTAAACAAAACGAAGACTATGATAACTACGTTGTTAACATATGTCCCAACGATACGGAGGGTGAAATCATCACCATCGGTGGGCTTGATATTCAGCTTCCCAAAGCTCCCAGTAAAAAAGAAATCCTCTTTTATGACAGGAAGCCTGCTATGCAAATGTGGGAAAGACTTCCTGTGCCAGCAGAACTGCAGAGGATTCGCTCTATGGATGAGTGGTACGAAATGCCCTCAGACTTCAAGAAACGCTTTTCTCCGTATATTGAAAAGGAGTTTGAGCGCAGGCGTAACGGTCTTTGGTTTTACAATAACGGTGAGCCTGTCTACATTACAGGGAGACACTATATGATGCTACAATGGAGCAAGATGGATATAGGCTATGCCTCGTATCTTGAGTTCCAGAGAAGGCTGTTTATTCACTTCGCGGCTTGTGAGTCCGACCCACGCTCTATAGGGCAGATGTATACGAAGTGTAGACGTTCGGGGTATACCAATATGTCGGCAGCTATACTTGTAGATGAAGGCACTCAAGTAAAAGATAAACTATTAGGGATACAGTCTAAGACGGGTAAAGATGCACAGGAAAACATCTTTATGAAGAAGGTAGTTCCTATGTTTAGGTCTTACCCATTTTTCTTTAAGCCTATACAGGACGGTACGACTAATCCAAGGATGGAGCTTGCTTTTCGTGAGCCTTCTAAGCGTATTACTAAAAACAATAAAACCTCAAACAAGGGCGAGGCACTCAATACCATTATCAATTGGAAGAACACCACGAACAATGCATACGATGGTGAGAAACTGCATATCCTGTATCTAGATGAGGCAGGTAAGTGGGAACGCCCTACGGATATACGCGAAGCGTGGCGCATTGAGAAAACCTGTCTTATCGTAGGTCGTAAGATTATCGGTAAGGCACTCGTAGGTTCTACGGTAAACCCTATGGATAAGGGTGGTAACCAGTACAAGGAGATATGGAGAGATTCAGACCCAGAAGATAGAAATGCTAATGGAAGAACAAAAACTGGTCTTTATAGACTATTTATACCCGCCTATGAATCGCTTGAAGGATTCTTTGATAAGCACGGAAACCCTATCGTGGAAAACCCTGAAAACCCTGTACAGACTATTGATGGTGACTATGTTGACATCGGTGCAAAAACTTATCTCAAGAATGAAAGAGATGCTTTAAAAGGTGACGCTAGAGAACTGAACGAATTTATACGCCAGTTTCCCTTTACCATTGATGAGGCAATGCGAGACAGTATTGAAGGCTCTACCTTTAACATCGGAAAAATATATGAACAGGTTCAGTATAACCAAGAGCTATACCCTAATCCTGTAGTTGTAGGTAACTTTAGTTGGAAAGATGGAGTTACTGATAAAGAAGTTGTATTTAGTCCTAACCCTCAAGGAAGGTGGCGTCTGTCTTGGATGCCTAAACCAGAAATGCAGAATAAGTACATAATTAAGTACGGAAAAAAACACCCAGCTAATGACCATATAGGTGTTGGCGGCGTAGATAGCTATGATTTGGATTCTACTACAGATAACAGAGGCTCTAAAGGAGCGTGCCATCTGTACAACAAGTTTAATATGGCAGCGCCATCTAATATGTTTGTTGCCGAATACGCCTCTCGTCCTCCTCTTGCTAGAATATTTTACGAAGATATTCTTATGGCTGCTGTCTTTTATGGTTATCCCCTTCTTATAGAAAACAACAAATACGGTATAGTAAGGCATTTTGAAGCTCGTGGATACGAAGAGTATGTGATGAAAAGACCAGAACACTTAAAGTCTCCAAACGCAGCGTCAAACACAAAAACCCGTGGTATACCTTCTAACTCAGTTGATGTTATCCAGGCTCACGCACAAGCTATAGAGGCTTACGTTGAAGAACACGTAGGTATAAACTCAGAAACAGGTGAGATGGGTAAGATGTATTTTGACAGAACTCTAGACGATTGGATAGGTTACAAAATAGATAATCGTACTAAGTATGACCTTACTATTAGTTCTGGATTAGCATTGTTAGGCGCTCAAAAAAGTGAGATTAAAAAAAAGGAATCTAACTTTAATGACAAGACATTTTTTAGAAGGTATAACACTGAAATACGGCGTTAATACGCAGTCTTTTAATTTTGTATCTTTGCGAGGAAGTATTCTGCGAAACGCTATATGTACAATAAAGACAACGACAAAAGCAAATATGGGAATTTCCCAGACCCCTTTGCACATTATTCAAAAAAAGTATTAAAAGCCTATGGTATTAAGTACGCTAAGGCTATTGAAAAACAATGGGGCAGTTCTGATGATGAGCGAAGTCTTTTTCGCAGAAGACTAAAGGATTTTGAAACCAATCGCGATTACGCGAACGGTACTCAAGACACATCTATATACAAACAGATTTTAAACTCTTTAGACCCGAACAATGGGGACGGTACGTTGCTAAACCTTGATTGGTCTCCAGTGCCTATCGTCCCTAAGTTTGTGAAAATTGTAGTTAACAATATACTCTCTCGTAAGCCGTATCCTAACGTTAAAGCTGTAGACCCGTTATCTCAGTCTGAGAAAGACGATAAAAGAGCTAAGAAACTTTTTGAAGTTGAAAACAAAGAGTTGATTAAACAGATGGAAACTTTAGGTGTAGACACAAACGTAGACTTAAAGTCTGTACCAGAAACTACTGAGGAAGCAGAAATATTTATGGACGCTAGTATTAAAACTGGCGCAGAAATAGCTGCTCAAGTAGGTACGAATATGACCCTTGAGTGGAATGACTTTGACCAACGTGTGTATCGCAGAGCAGTAAATGATTTGGTTACTTGTGGTATAGCTGTCGTAAAAAGAAACAACGACCCTAACTATGGAATTACCGAAGAGTATATTGACCCAGCGTTTTTCTTCCATAGCTACACCGAAGACCCTACGTTTAGCGACCTCATCTACGCAGGACACGTCAAGAAAATTAGCATCTCAGAACTTAAGCGTATTGCTGGTAATGAGCTTACAGAGGACGAGTACGAAAAGATAGCTCAAGGAGTAAAGAACAAGTATCAGAATAGAGCTGATAAGCTTTCTTATAAATACTACGATGAAACTCTAGACCGTACAACATACGGTTACGATGAGTTTATCGTTGAGGTTATGGACTTTGAGTTTATTTCTACAGACGATATGATGTTTGAGGAGAAAGGTTCTAAGTTTGGCAACAGAGGATTCTATTACAAAGGATTTGATTACAGCCCACCTAAAGAGTCTGTATACGATAGAAAGCCAAAGGCAATGAATATTCAGACTGTATTTGGCGGTAGCTATGTTATCGGATGTGGATACGTGTTTGGATACGGACAGAAAAATAATGTACCTAAAAACGTACACGACTTAACTAAAGCGAGATTATCTTACTCTGTAGTAGCAACAAACTTACGCAGAATGATGCCTAAGTCTTTAGTAGGCTCAGTCATAGGATTTGCCGACCAACTACAGCTTTCACACTTGAAGTTACAGCAGGCTATTGCTAAGGCTAAACCTGACGGTCTCATTGTAGACGTTGAAGGATTAGAAAACGTACAGCTAGGTAAAGGCGGAGAATTACAACCATTAGACATACAAGACATCTACGAGCAAACAGGTGTATTCTACTATCGTAGCAAAAATCCAGAAGGTGGATTCCAGAACCCTCCAGTTAGGTCTCTGGACAATAGTATCCGTAATATCAATGAGCTTATTACTATCTACAACCATAATCTCCGTCTTATCCGTGATACAACGGGTATTAATGAAGTAATGGACGGTACATCTCCAAAAGGAGAGCAGCTAGTAGGTGTGCGTCAGCAAGCTATTTCAGCAGGCAATAATGCTATCTACGATATTACTAACGCTTCTATTTATCTTTATAGTAGAATTTGCGAAGACATTATTAAGTGTTTACAGATTCTACCTAAAGAGTCTGTCCTGTTTAAGGTTTACATAAAGGCTATAGGAAAAGAAAATATGAAAGTTCTGTCTTCATTCGGAGACCTACCCATGTATAACTTTGGCGTCAAGATTCAGACTGAGATGGATGATGCTGAAAAATCTTACCTAGAGCAGAACATTCAGATAGCCTTGTCTCAGAAAGAGATTGACTTAGAGGATGCTATTGCTATTCGTCAGATTAAGGATGTGGACCAGGCTGAACAGTTGCTTATTATTCGCCGTAAGAAGCGTATGCGCACTCAGCAACAAATGGCACAGCAGAACTCGCAAATGCAAGCTCAAATGAATCAAGCTACAGCACAAGCGTCTAGCCAAGGTAAGATGCAGGAGATTCAGATGCAGAGTCAAGCTAAGATTGCTGAGATTCAAGCAGACGCTCAAGCGAAGGCACAATTGCTTCAATTGGAGTACCAACTTAAGGGTCAGATTGAAGGTGCTAAAGTTCAAGCTACGATGGGTATGAAGCAGCAGGATATGCAGTTCAGAGAAGACCTTGAGGACAAGAAAGAAAAGGCTAAGGACGAGAGAGTGAAGAAGCAGGCTGTAGAGCAGTCTAAAATGATTTCTCAACGCCAAGGCAAAAGAGGTGAGCTGACTGATGAGGGTCAGAACCTTTTAGATATGCTAACTGAATAATTATTATCTTTGTTAAGTATTTGGCGCACAGCGCATTAGAACTTGACAACTTAAAACTTGATATACGATGGCTTACGAAAACGTAAACGCAACCCCTAACTTCCAACGCCAAGTTCTTGGTCAGAAGGGATTCAGAAAACTTAGAACGGGTAACACCTCAACTGCAGGTGAATTCTACCGTGCAATCACTGTACTAGCAGATGCAAGCATTACACTTAGCTCAGAGGCTGGTGATGACTTAACTGCGCATACTATCCCTGCGGGTGTAACTATCTACGGATTGTTCAGCAGCATTACTGTTGTTAGTGGTGATGTCCTTGCATATATAGCATAAGCTATGTTAGGTCTAGGGTTATCATTAACTACAGGAGGT